ATTTTAAAAATATCATTCATAGTATTATGCCTGCAATGCAATTGCTCTGAAGTCTTTGACTAGAGGAACTTTGGTTGTTGAAGAACTGTACAGACAAACTTTGACAGCGAATGTTTTAATTGGTCTATCGAAGTTAGAACCCAACGAGAATACAATTTCAGAAAAATCATACTCGTTACCAGAGGTAGGAATTGTAGAGTCTGCTGTCATCTGTATGAATGGCACATCTTCGAATGGTGTATCGTCTTCTGTTGACAGGGGTTTGACGAATACCTGAACGGTTCCTTCTGAGGGTTTGTTCACAGACATAAGAACCTTAAAGTTCACAGATTCAAATCCATCCGCAAGTGTTACTCTTCTAGTAACATACCGTGCAGCAGATCCCGCAGTCTTATTTGGATTGTCTGTACCCGATCCATATAGAGAACTGTTTGATGAATTTGCATTAGCACTTAACTCGCCGTTTGTTGCAGTGTCTGTGCTGTTGTTTACGTTGTTGCTTACTGTTACAATGTCCATTCTCTTCAAATCTATGACAGGAGAAACATCATCATTAGTCGTTGACAACGAAGAAGTGATAGACAAATCTGTGGTTGCATTTAGTGTTGCTGGTGATTCTAAGTAGATGTTTTCGTTGGGGATAACATCTGTATTTGATAGAACAGTTCCAAGATTTGTTTTGGTTGATAGAGTGGTATTTCTCGGAGAATGTTCACCAGACACAATCTTGAATGTGTCTACGACTGTATTCGCCATACTTTCATTTGTAAACTCAGTGGATGATATTCTAGTCTCAATACTACCAGAAGCATCAAAGAGACATGTGTTGATTCTATACATCAAACTTTCTGATTGGTTGACGTTTGCAATCCCACTATTCTGAGGAACAAACAACGAACCATCATGGGGTTGTTCTGATATATAACCACCACTATTTAAATCGTTTGCTCCATTTGTTGCTCTATACAGGTTATAGTCTTGACTGCTTGTTCGAACGCATATTGAATATTCGCCGGGAGTAAGATATAATGGACTACTAAACTTGAATCTGGTGTATGTGTCTGCTTCGGGGAAATCTTCTCTGATTTCACTTGCGAGTGGAATTAGAGAAACACTAGACAGAGGAAGAACCTTAGATAGATGTGGATATCCATTAATGGTAGGTCTAATCTCTAGTGTAATTGGAACATTTTCGGATCTTCGTTGAAGGAAAAGATCGACACTATGGAGGAATATACCATCTTCAAAGTCATTTACATTGACAGTAAATGTTTGTGCTAAAGGATCAATCCATAGATTATTTTCGTATGTGCTAATATACACATCTCTATCGAAAGCATCCCGTACAATAGAATCATCATTGACTACCTGTCTTCTGGACACGATAGGTCTTGTTGATACTATAGTACCATCTCGTTGATCAACCACACCACCGGAGTAATATATACCATCGGCAGCCGTTGTTGTAAGAGATAAATTATTTGCTGAATCATCGGTAATCCTGAAAAGTTTATCTCCAGACTTATACTTACCGACTGGGATAGAGAAGAATGCTCCTTCAATATCACCACTTGGTCCCGATACAATTGCACCACCAGAAACACCACCAGCAGGCCCGCAATGTGAAGATACGGGATCTCCGTCAAAGAATGGGTAGAATGTTGTGTTGGGTTTTAATCCATGTGCATTGAATGTTACTGTCTTGGATCTCATGTAAGGAACAACACTTGCATCTACAATTCTATCGTTTACCAGTTTTTCAAGTCTTTCTGGTAGTTTACGAATACGAATACCAGTTCGTCCTTGGTTCGTCTTGATTGTTTCTGTAGAACGAATCGCTGCATCATTTGCAATTGATGTTCTCTGTTCTACATTCTTGGTAAGATCGGTGGTTGTAATATTACCAAGGAAGTCTCTACCACGATCACTGTAGAGATCACTCTCTGTGATATTTCTTCCCGACCAGATTACTTCCCAATCGTTCCATTGAGTACCAAAACCATAGGAGGTGTTTTCGTTTTTCACCTTCCATCGATCATTTTCGCCTTGACTGTTGATCTTGACTGTCGGTTTATAGTTCTCATCCCACCAATTATCAAACGGATCATTGAATTCAAGAGTACCCATGAAGTTTGGAACATTGAATGGGTTTGCTTTCACCCAACTACTAGCAAATGGTTGCCAGATAAACTGTGGGTTTATCGTATAATTTAGAGTTGCAATTCCGTCAGGGGAGATTGTGATTCCAGAATTAGAATGGTTTTCTAATTCCACACCCTTAGCGGTGAATGGAGGTCTTAGGTGTCCGTTCTCAAAGTCAATTGAACATGCATAGTCTGGGTTGAGTACATCACCAACAGAGTGTCCTCTGAATGCGTCTACCAAGATTCCATTCTTGAAGATGTCATCTCCTGATGCATCAACAAAAGACCTGTTTTCTGTCTGCTGTTCGAGCAAGGACAAACTTGTATAATACTCTAGAGTTTCTACTCTCTTTTCAATAGCACCAATATCTCTCATGGTGTATCGTTTGTTCTCAACATACTTGGTATTGATGTCATCAATGTTGTATGTGTATGCAGGAACAGTCAGAACATATAGAGTCATTGCATCTGCACGATCCGGTGGAGTCGTTGGATTTAGAGCAGGGATACCCTTAATAACATCAAACTTTCTTTCCTTGGTAAGAATAACTTTATCAATTCTGGAAAGGTGATGTGCGTAGTCTGCTCTGAAGTCAGAGGAACTCTTGATGCTCAATCCATCAGGTTTAATTGTATTATCGGTTTGCTTTGTTCCTCTGAAGTCAATGCTGTTTCTAAGAGAATAACTCTTTCCAGTTTTTGGACTTGTGTATATTGGAATGTTGTCGAAAGTAAACCCAGAAGTAGCGTGAGTGTATGAGTCTACTACAAATGGACCTTCACCAGCAGCATGGGTGAAATGATCATACGTTATTGTAAGGTTAATACTTCCTGTAATTCCATCTACCCCAAGATCTGGTTTGAGGTATAGTCTACCATAATCATAATAGTTATCTCTTTGTCCGTTGTCAAGAATGAACGCATCTTTGACATCCGCCGCTGCTAGTCCGGTAGCAGTCGAAACAGTATTATTGTTATCTTGTATAGTAGTAACGTCAATGATATCATGATGACTCAGAGGAATATAATAGGCACCAGCAGAACCAGAAAGACTAACAGACGATCCGTTGTCAACTGCATACGAAGTAGTTCCTACTGTCTTTGTTTTCTTTCTATAAAGAAACGGAGCAGCAACATCTATAGTTGCAATTAAAGTATAGTCACCGGGATGGAGTTGTTTGCTGAGAGTTGTTGCATGTCCAATTTCAATTGACTTATTATCTGTAGACTTCTTGATTTTTAACAGGTCAGTCAAGACTCTTTCGCCAGTTCTACCCGCATCGGTGGTTCCACCAAGATTACATGTTAGGGTATAGAACTGTTGCTTGTCTGTGGGAAAAAGAGAATTATCATCTGTGATGTCAGACGTACCAACAAACTGCAACGAATCACTACCAGATGAGAGTGTAGTTACTGTTGCTTTGTCTGTGGTGCTAAAGGTAAACCCTTTGTATATTCTGTATGATAAATCAGAAACATTGTTTACAGAATTTCCAACGGGAAGTGGGAATATTGATGTGTTAAAACTTGGTTGGAATAGGAGTGTTCCTCCTGTAGCAGAAGTTCCTCCCGTACCGATTACAAATCCAGCAGTTAAACTACCGTCACCAAGACTTGTTTCACCGACTGTTGTAATGTTTCCAAACGAAGTAATACCAGCAGATGTACTTCCTAGATCAATATCAAACATATACATGTTGTATGTCTGAGCAATTGCAGTCATACCAGCAGCATTGCCAAAGTCGTTGTTTGGAATTATCTGACGAACTCTTGCAGAGCCAGTTCTACCACCACCATCTTTGAGTTGAATCAACGGGTAGTTGCTAGAAAGAAGGTTACCAAACCCACCAGTCATCGACATGTTTGCTTTTGGTGATACCTTGATGTATTGACCAAACACTGCATCGTTTACTGGTTGAGAAGTTAGAGTCTGAGTTGTTCTTGCTTTGTCAATAAGAACATATTGTGTACCTTGTGTTTCATACTCATACCCAAAGACATATGCCTTTCCGGGTTGTAGTCCTACCGCAATCGAAGTTTCACTACCACCTTCACTCGAAGAGTAAGGACCACCGAGATCAGAGAGAGATTCTCTTATGTCAATTTCAAATGGTTTTGTGGTGTATGAACCTGATTCATCGTATGTTCTTCTCGCAAGATTCTTTTCGATTTCAGAGTATTCGGTGTAGTTGGTTGTTGCTTTCAACTGACCATTTACGAATCGAACCATATCAATAAAGTCAGGATCACCAAAGCCACTTGCACCATATGAAGAGTCGTTTACAAAATTCTTGAAGTCAAGTTTAAGATCTACTTTGTATCTGTCTGCGCCTGGTGCGTTGTAGTTGAAGGAACCGGATGCAGGATCTCGGAGTGTATAGTCTTCCGTATGTTCTACAATAGTCTTGTCAATGTTAAAACCAATTCTACTCGTAGGAGCAGAAAAATCTCTAATGTTTTCGCTGGCACCAGTAAGAGAAAATGGAGAAGTTGATTGGGTGTCATTCTTGACAAAACTCCCATCGACAAAGAAAATACCATCCTGTGTGGTGGTAAGTTTTGCGGTTCCTGTTACGCCGTTTACTATTGCAGCGTCTGTGTCGGAAACACCTTGAGTTGCTCCAACTCTTGCAACGTATGTGTTAGTTCCGGTTGTTCCTTTTACAACATCTCCAGCGGTAAACTGAGATCCAACGTCACCACCACCATCAACATATTGTACCATTAAAATGTAATAGTTGTCATTGTCAGAGGTAGATCCGGTTATACCATGAAGTACTTTCGCTCTTCTTGTATCATTACCAATTGCAGTATTTGAAACAAGATCTGTTCCAATTAGTGAAGTTACATCCAATGTATCAAAATTTGTTTGATCGGTTGTTTCTACCCGAAGGAAAGTAACATCTTGATTGGATAGTTCTCCACCAAGAACTCTTGATCCATTCTTGAATACATGATCTCCAAATCGTTTAATTTGATCTTGAACGATAGTTTGGAGTTGAGTTAGTTCACGACCTTGAACTGCTCTGCCGGGTTTAAATAACATACGAAGGAATTTTTTTTCCTCGTCGTAGTCATCCCAGTAAGGATCTGTGTTGAAAAGTGTTGAACTGTAAACCATTAAGTGTTACTCCTAAAATCCAATCAAGATTTTGATTTCTTCGTCCTGTTCTATGCCTCTAGTTACAGGTCTTATATTCTCTATGTATAAGACTTCGCCCGATCCCACTTTAATTTCTGGTAGGGAAATTGACGTAATTGAATGATTAGCCGAACCAGAGAAACCACCTGTATTGAACGTACCCCGAACGTCGTTCAGTGTTACTACACCAGTGTTTCCATTTGTTGCAGACCAATCTACAATTTTACCCGTAACTATACTTCCTGTAATGCCTGTTGCTTCGTAATTGACTTGGTAGAATATATCATCTTTAGTATATGATCCTGCACCTAAACCAGAACCGCTGTCTTCAATTACCATCTGTGTAGATAATCTATATGATCTTTCCAGTGTGTCTTCGTCTTGGACATCTGTTAATTTATTGGCTCTTGCAATGTTTTGATAACCATTTGTTGTTGGAAAAGTAAAGAATTCAAAAGTAGATCCATCTGGGGATGAGAAATGCTTGATGAGTTCCCCCATCTTTCTCTCTACCACGCTGGTTTGCAACCAATCAACTCCGGTCAATGCGGTTCCTAGTGAATTATATTCTAATATAGAATTATTCAAAGAAATGGTAGAGTTACTGAATGAGTTTGAGGTTACTCGTACTACTAATTCATAAGGACCTCCGGCCGGTGAAGTCCAAGAAATTACCTTACCCTGTGCGACAACACCACTATTTGTTTGTTTTACAACATTTCCTACGGTGAAATCTCCTGTATTGCCAGTTGATGTTGATGGAAATACAATTCTTGTTAGGGTTGAAGCAGGATCCTCGATGTCAAAGTTTCCTTGTAAGTTGGAAAGTTCGAGAGTTCCCACGGAACCATCTGCATCACTGATCCATGCTTCAATTTTACCTGTCGCTCTTGTGTTTTCTCCCATTACAGAATTACCTGCAACGAATGATGAATCGTTGAAACTGTTATTCATAAACCAAGGTTTTACCACTTTCAACTGTTTTCTTCTTATGATCTCGGACCCTGCAATTTTACCATCGTTTGTTCCTCCGAGAAGTAGAGGATTCTTGACTAGAGTAATTTGCCTAAAGTCTTGTGCTGTTGTGAAGTTTGTGTCAGAACCCTTTACTAGAGTTCTAATCATTATTTTGTTGGCACCAAGTTCATCTAGAATATTGTTTGCATGTCCGCCGTTTGGTGGGATTACCACATCAAATGTAGGACCAACAATATTGTCAGAACCAATGTTACCACCAGATACAGATTTTGGATATGCGTCTATTTCACCTATTGTGTAGTCGTATCCATTGTTTACAACAGAAACGCCTGTAATTTCATATGCAGAATTTAAGGTGGGTATCGCTTCTGCGGAAACGCCATCTCCATTAACCACAAGGTTTGGTATAATTTTATATCGACTTCCCGGAACTCCACCGACAGATTGATTGACGGCGGTAATCAACGGTTCTGCAAATGTTACTGTTCTAGAAGAAGCATCGTAATCTGTAATAGGTCTTCTTTGTCCAACACCAGGCCCACTGCTTATGTAAATTGCATATGAATTATAATAGTCATCCACGTTACTTTCGGTAGAATCAATAACAATTGTAGTAGAACCAACACCTGCATTTGCACCAACTTCATTGTCAGTTTCTTCGCTACTGGTTGCACTGTATGATGATTTTGTCCAAGCAGCAGCAGTAACCCCTGCACCCGGAACGGTAACCTTAACTTTTGTTATTGCTCCATTCACCGCTGCTTGTTGAGCATTCCATTGGTTAATATAATTATCAGAGTTGTCTAGTGCAAACTGAACTGGAATGTATGATTCTGTTATAAAATCTTTTGCATCTTCTAAAACTCTACCCATGAACAACCAAACATATCCATCACTGTATGATACTTGTGATGTAATTGTGTGATCTGGTTCATATGAGGATTCCCCACCACCTGAGTTATCAAGACATTTGTATATGTTTCCAGTAGAAGTATACACAAAGAAAGTCTTGACTGTTGTTGTACTCAACATCTCTGTCGTGTGGTTGTATTCATCATAAACAGTTCCAACTGTCCAGTTGTTTCTGGGAATCATGTGGTAAATGTTTCTTGATGAAATTCGTTTTGCAGCAACACCATCTCTCATTGCAAAGTTTGCTTTTTCTACAGAATCAACATTAGTTGCTGGTGTAGAAGTGCTGGCGGTAGAATAGGGTGAATTAGTCCACGAATCTATCTTACCAAAGTACAAGAAGTACTGATCTGTTTGATCGTTATTAAACTCGTTCGCTAAATCTTCGGCGAAGGTGAGAGAAAATGATTTTGTCATTGCATCTGATGCCATTGTTATCCCCTAGATTGTATATCCGTGATCGCTATGATACTGCCAAGTAGGTGTAAGTGTTAAGAAGTCGTCAAGTTTTATGTGCTTAATTTTATTCCTGAAGTTTGCTTCTTCTGCCATCGAACCACTTACAGTATACGATACTGAAATACTTCCTGTTTTATTATCTATCTCGTTTATTGTTCCTGCGGCGAAATTATCACCAGATGTTAGTTGTATTTTTAATGTATTACTCGTAGAACCAGATGCACCGGGTATCCAGTCCTTTACTATACCGCGACTAATATTTCCGTTACTGTCGGGACCTTGAGTAGCAACATTTCCTATTGTAAAATCATATCCCGCAGTATATCCCGATGTGGTTGTGAATTTTTGCACAGTAATGGCGAGAGTTGTACCAGAATCAACTTGAGGTGAACTTTCGACATCCCAGTATGCAGTCGCTCCGAAAGCAGTCGCTCCCGCTGTCAGTGCAGCACCACCTGTAACATGAACAGGAGAATCGAATTCATATACTGTTCCATTTCCCAACTGTATAGCAGTAAGACTTGCAGTATGTCCAGCAGCAGCAGTTATAGTTTCGGTTCCTGCAAACCCAAGAACACCTCCGGTTCCACCAGTGTATACAAAGATGACTCCCCCGGTTGCACTATTTCTATGCCAACCAAAGACTTTCCCTGTTGCACCAGATGAAGATGCTGTAATTATTTCGCCTTGCACGAAGGAACCGACTGTAAATCCACCGTCTCCTGTTGAAGCAACATTTAATCTTCCTCCGGTGTTACCCAAACAGTGATTGGGTGAAGTTGCACCGGGATTGAATCCTCTGGGATATAGATCTACTTCACTACCAGATCCGGTTGCACTTCGAAGATTATCTTGAGTTTCAAATGTGTATGGTGCATATCTTCCTAAAATGGGAATTCTTCTTTGATTTACTTGTGTGCTGTATGGAGTTGCTGCTGATACTGTATCGAATACAGAAATATTACCAAACAACTTTGTTCCCGCAGGGTGTACTAATTTCTTAACCTGTTCTTTATATGCGGAAAGAGAAATTTCTGTTTTCAAGACATATGAATATTCCTGATACAATTCATTGTCCCGCATTCTTTTGTTGGAACTTAATTTACCATCATTGTTTGCATAGTATCCGGGATATGTACAGAGTGCATCCAGATCAACAGAACCAGAGGCACCAAATCCAGAACCCGAAGTGAATGTTACTGGTATAGAGTTTGAATCGTTGCTTGATTGGTAGTTGACACCAAAGTTGTCAATTTGAGCAGTTTGAATTATTCCGGTACTCGAAACTCTAGTAACAGAACCTTTCGCACCCGAACCGGAAACATAGTCAGAAGAAGTCGTGTCGATTTCAATAATGTCACCAGATTTATATCCTAAACCACCATTAGAAATAGTGACATTTGATGGAACAGTATAGATCTCTTCTATAATTTTAGTTCCGTCTGCTAGTGTACATTGAACCTTTGATCCTTGGGTGAATGTTCCGTTGATGTCTGTTAAGAACAATTCTGTAATTTTATATTGGTTCAATTCGTATTGGTAAACATTATCTACATTTGCATAAGCCGTTACTGCTCCGTTTAGCGAAGGATCAATTTGCTCAACAGTTCTATTTCTAATTGAGAAGTTACTGTTGCCATTTTCGCTGGTAATCTTAATTGATTTTTTCTCTACCCATTTACCATCAGAGACTCGAAGAAGATCTTCCTTTGGATAATAAAAAGAAACATCACTATCGTGTAAAATCTTAAACAAGAGGTTGTATGATTTTTCAGTACCTTTTGCCTTATAAAAATCATTTATATTCTTGAGGACTGTTTTTTGGTTTACTTTGTTTCCGGATACTGATGTTGCAAAAGTTTTGGGGAAATCGTGAAGGTATGTTTCTTTGAAGTAATCTATAAACGAATCTAGGGTTCTGTCAACATCCAGTGTGTCCATCAGTGTAGCCGATGTTCCGTATGGATTTTCTTTCTTTTCCATCCATTCATAGTATGCTTCTACAAACCTGACAAAACCAGAGTGATCATCTCTTACAAAGTTTGGTAAATATTCTGAGATTATAGATGAGATTGGATTTTCAATTTGTTCGTCTTCGGGACTGAGCAACGTGACAACCAAAGACGGTTGATCTGATCCTCCTCCACCAGCCTGTTCAAATAGTAATAACGGCATTTATCAATACCCTCCGCCGTATCCACCACCACCACCGGATCCCGAGGAAGATGAACTACTGGATGAACTACTGGATGAACTACTGGATGAAGTGCTGCTAGTAGTGGATGATGACGCAGCAGAAGGAACAGAAACACTTGCAGGTGAAATTGTAGTGCTGTATGGGGAATATACTTCAGCAGTTACGTTGATAGAGTCAGATGAACTTGAGTCCAGTGTTAGGATAGAACTTCTTTCTGAAAGAATGTCTTTGTTTTCAGGAACACAAACAATTTTTAAAACACCACCAGCCACAGAAGTTGGCATTAATTTTTCAATGGACAATGTTCCGGTGTTATAATCAACCGATCCAATATTTTCTAAGATGTATGTTCTAACACCAGAGATCAATTCGTACATTCTTAGTTTTCCGTTACCATCATCATCAATGTGAACATCACAAACAGTTCCGTCCGTCTTTGTATAAGAAAATTCGGAAGATGAAATTACCGGCTGATATCCTGCTACTGGATGGTAGATTGGGTTTTCAAATTTTATTGTGTAGGACTTTTCTTGTCCAATTGACGGACTAAATCTTTTCTCTAGTTGAATAGAAGTTTCGTTACTGACAATTGACTGATCGGTTTCATCTATCTCTTTCACAAACTTAGAGTATCGTAAGTTTCGAGAGAACTTTTCTAGAGAGAGAACTTTGAATACCAAGATTTTTTCTTCAACAAGAGTCTTTATATCTTTAGTGCTTTTTGTTGTTTCGTTTGCATCGTAAAAAACTTTACTTGTGATGTTTAGGTAGATGTAATTTGGATCTACAACATCAGGAATTATGCTCACTACATTTTGATCTTTAATTAAGTTTTGAAGACTAATTTTTTCTTCGTTGTTCAGTGTTGTGGAGTTTGTCGGTTTTACGCAAACAAAAACTTTTCCGTATTCTGGTGGGTTATTATCTTCTCCCCCCCAAACAAAGACATCACTGGCGTTTGTGTAGTTTGTTTCTATAAAACTCTTGTAGTCGTTCGTTGTGACATTTCTGTTCTGTGACTGAAAGGCCTTTGGAGCATTAAACTTAATCGAGTCTAATGTTTCTTTACCTTTACCACCATTTGATGTGGTGACTACAGCAATGTCCGCGACATTGGCCAAGGAAGAACTGAATGATCTTGCGTTGGTAGCATCTTGACTACCTATATCATTTGCTTCTGTGCCATTTGAAACCAAGTAATCTACCAGAATCAAATTACCATCAGAAACAGCAGAACCAAGAATCCCATCCCCAAAGTAAATTTCATAATATCCGTCTTCGGTTTCTTGTAGGAAGTAAACTTTACTCGTTGAAGTAAGAGTAGTAATATCTGTCACTGCTGTCCATGTGTCTGCATAACCAGTCGTGTCTGTTGTTGAAGATTGTACGTTTACTGTAAGTCTGTTGGTGTCAACATTTTTATCTGGAATGATAAACCGCTGTGATGCAATATTGCTGTCTACAACAAAAGAAGCGTTTCTCCAAGTCCCTTCGACTATGGAAACATTCCGTGCAATCTTTTGTGTGCTGTTCAGAACTTCAAAAGTTTCAACGTCTGGGTTTGAGAAAATATAGGAGATACCGTCTTTGGTTCCTGTGAATTTCGTTCTCTTTGTCAGGTATGTTGTGCTTGTGTCTGTGTTGTTGATTGTAACATCAACTACTGCTGTGGAGCAAGATGAAGATGTTGGAGTATAACCAAGTGCTTTTGCATGAGAAACAACCGAGGTTCTTTTTACTGCACTGTCTAAGAATAATTCATTTGCTACCATGTTATTATAGAAACCTTGGTAGTGTGTAACATAAGCCAGAAGATCTAAAAGTATAGAAGTTCCGGATCCTTCAAAGTTAAAGTCCTTAAACTCGTCAAGTCCGCTTAAATATGTTTTTAGATTGTCCTTGATTCCGAAGAAATCAAGATCGTTGATTTGAATTTTTCTGTAATTTGTCATCTTAGTCTCTCCATCGTCAGACTCAAGTTTTCAACTTGCGGGGAGTTTACGATTTGATATTTTATGGTGATTCCATATGAACTATTTGCTGTGTTGTGGAGTATACTCACATCTAATAGTTTTACTCTTGGTTCGTGTCTTCTTATAACATCAAAGATAGATTTTCTCATTTCTATCTTTGTTAGCGGTGTGTCTGGTTCGAATAGTAAATTTCTTACT